TGTTTTAGTGTTCCCACCGCAGGGTGGTTATCCGAAATACCGGATTTTGCCTACTTTTTGGATTCCAGAGGATAATGTTGACGATTTCGTTAAAAAGTACGGTTTACCTTATCGAAAATGGATTGATATGGGATTTTTGAAAACAACACCAGGGAACAAGATAGATTACCATTATATCGTGGATGAAGTCGTAAATACGGCAAAAGAGTTCCAAATACAAGAAATAGGCTATGACCCGTTCCTTGCGGACATGATTGAGACCGATTTGACCGAAGAAGGGCTGACAATGGTCGAGATTCGGCAGACTTTCAAGCATATGAGTCCGCCGATGAAAGAATTAGAAGCGTTTTTACACGGAAACCATATAAACCACGGTAATAACCCTGTAATGAATTGGATGTTTGGAAATCTTGAAGTCATAACAAACGTAAACGCAGATGTTAGACCGACAAAGGGTATCCGCAGGGGAAGCAGTAAAGCAGTAACAGGTACGAGCTATTACAAAATTGATGGAATAGTCGGCATGATTAACGCATTTGCAAGGGTAATAGTACAGCCTAAGGATAGCGGCAATATTTACGATAAACGGGGTATGAGGTCATTAATGTAGGAGGGTGTTATGAGGACATACACGAATGAGCGATACGGCATCAAGCTGTACAATGGTGATTGCCTTGACGTGATGACGATGCTAGAGGACAAGAGCATTGACCTCATCTGTATTGACCCACCGTATAACATCAACAAGGCGAAGTGGGATACGTGGAAAACCGTTGACCTATACGTTGAATTTATGGGTAACGTGTTTAAGCAATGCGAACAGATGCTAAAAGATAACGGTTCGTTCTACTTCTTCCACAATGACTTTGAGCAGATAGCGGAATTGCAATATTGGTTAAAGAGGAATACGGGATTTATATTCAAGCAGTTTATCATTTGGAATAAAAGGTTTGAGGGTGGCAGGAACAAAGGATATTTAGATGGATATGTAGCAATAGGGCAAGATAGAAATTATAGGCTGATGGCAGAGTATTGCTTGTTTTACACGTTCCAAGATGCGACAGGGCGAAAGCTCGTAGACCACGACATCAATAATTACGTGCCATTGCGTGAGTATTTTAGGCAGTTGCAAGGGTATATAGGATTTACTAAGACAGACATATTGCAAACGATAGGGCAACAAGCAGACCATTGTTTTAGGCACTCAAGCACTCAATGGAGTTTGCCAACGATGGAAACATATCAGCAATTAATTGACAAGTTCAATATAGATAAATGGGAAGGGTTTAGAAAGTATGAAGAACTAAGGCTAGAATATGAAGAACTAAGGCTAGAATATGAAGAACTGCGTTACACCTTCAATAATCAGAAAACACATCATAGCGTATGGAATTACGAGATAGCAAAGAGCAACGGACATATCACACCAAAGCCCGTTGACTTGATAGAGAACATTACCAGACATTCGAGCAACGAAGGAAACCTTGTGCTTGATTGCTTCATGGGTAGTGGCACTACAGGGGTAGCTTGCATCAACACAGACCGTCATTTTATCGGCATTGAGCTAGACGACCATTATTTTGATGTATCAGTTGAGCGAATAGAGAAAGCAATTAAGGCGAAGGAATCACAGCCTATGAAAATATTTGAGGTAGTGCAGGAGCTAGAACAGATGCAACAGCGTAAATTTATGTAGTTAAAGGAAGGAGGGTGTATATGAAATTTTTTGACAAGGTGCAGTTGGTTTTTGGTAATAATTTCGAATCTTACATGGAGGAATACCGTAAGGACTTTTTATCTGGTAATGATGTAACCACGGGCCCCGCGAGCGTGTCGGCTCAGTCGGCATTGAAATATAGCGCGGTATGGGCTTGTTGCAGGGTGCTGGGCGAAACTTTGGCCAGTATGCCTATAATGTTGTATAGGCGAGATAAAGACACAAACGAGCGAGACGCAGTAAGAGATTTGAGGATTTACGATATTTTGCACAATGCACCAAATGAAGAAATGTCTGCAGGGAGTTTCAAAGAGGCAGGCATGATGAATCTGAATTTAGGCGGTAACTTTGTCGCTCAGAGATTAAAAAACAGCAAAGGCCACTTGCTTGGGTTAAAACCGTACAGGTGGCAGAATGTAATAATTGACCGCAATAAGACAACTAAGAAGCTACAGTACACGATAAGAAACGGGAAAGATGGCACGAATAAACTTGTATTAGAACGAAAAGACGTAGTACACATTCCAGGGCTAACGCTTGACGGGATAATCGGAATGTCGCCTATAACCTATGCGTCAAGAACAATTGGACTAGGCGTTTCATACGACAAGTTCAGCGAAAACCTATACAAGAACTCAGTAAACTCACCAGGTGCATTCACTGTGCCAAATGAAATGAAAGAACCTGCTTATAAGCGGCTAAAGGCGAACATAAAAACCAATTACGCAGGATTAAAGAATACAGGTACGCCAATGCTCCTAGAGGGCGGAATGGAATTTAAGGCCTTTGCAATTAAGCCGGCTGACGCTCAACTGCTCGAATCAAAGAAATTCCAAGTGGAAGACGTGGCACGAATTTACCGCGTACCGCCTCACATGATAGGTGATTTATCACGTTCAACGAATAACAACATTGAACACCAATCACTAGAATTTGTGATGTACACTATGCTTCCTTGGTTCAAAAGATGGGAATCCGCGATTAATCAACAGCTCCTAACTAAAGCAGAACGCAAAGCCGGGTATTACATGGAATTTAACATGACTGCGCTCCTACGGGGAGATTTAAAGACCAGAGCCGAACATTACGCAAGTGCACGGACAAGCGGATATATGAGCGTAAACGACATTAGAAAACTTGAAAACATGAAAGGTATAGGGCCAAAAGGGGATATTTACATCCAACCTTTAAACTATGCCGAAGCTGGAACGGTCTCCGATGCTGACAATTCAAATGCCAAGCTGATTGACAGTATTTCAGATATGATCAAGAAAAATAAAGAGTAGGTGGTGAGAGTGTGAAAAGATTTTGGAACTTTAACAATGTAATCGTGAAAAATGAAGCGGGCGAGGATGTTGAATCCGCAGAACTAAGAATCGACGGTGATATTGTATCAAACGAAGACGTATGGTTTTACGAGTTTTTTGACCATGAGTATTCTTCGCCTAATCAATTTAGGGACGAACTTGCGAAATATGCGGATAAAGATATTACCGTTTGGATTGATTCCTACGGTGGCGACGTATTTGCCGCATCTGGTATTTACAACGCACTAAAGGAACACAAAGGGGCAGTAAGTGTCAAAATTGATGGTAAAGCAATGTCCGCCGCCTCAGTTATAGCAATGGCTGGTGATAAAATTGAAATGTCTCCTGTCGGGCTTATGATGATCCACAACCCAGCATCTGAGGTTTACGGTGATGCAAGGGAACAGCGACAACTAGCAGACGTACTGGACGAAATCAAAGAGCTTATAATGAACGCTTATGTATTGAAAACTGGCAAAAGCAGAGACGATATTTCAGCGATGATGGATAAAACGTCGTGGATGTCTGCTAACCAAGCAGTAGAAGAAGGGTTTGCTGATGGTATCTTGTACGCAGAAGCGGGAGAAATTAACAACTCATTCATGTACCAGCGAGCATCAATTCAAAATACGGTCGATTCTAAATTAAAACAATTCCTTGAAAATCGCAAGGAAGAAGAGCCGAAAGACGAAACAGAACCACCGATCGACACATACAAAATTAAAATTGAAAGCATAAGGAGGAAACAGAATGGACTTACGTAAATTGTTGAGCAACGCGCTCAAAAAGCAAGAAACCGCCTTAGATACAGTAATAAATGAAGGTAGAGCAATGACCACGGAAGAATTAGAGGCGTATAATGTGCTTCAAGTAGAAATCACCAACTTAGAGGCCACTATCGCTATCCAGGATGCCAGAACAGAACGCGAGGCTGTAGACGCTGTTGTTGTTACGAGAACAGTAGAAACCCCTGTTGACGATGGCAGAGTATTGCCGTTTAAGAATTTCGCCGAACAACTGTTTGCAGTTAAAAAAGCTGCATACGGGTCTCTTGACCCACGCTTAACAGATATTCAAAATGCTGCTTTAGGTGGCAACGAGGGCGTTCCAAGTGAGGGTGGCTATTTAGTGCAACAAGACTTTGCACAGGACATGATGGATTCTGCTGCAAAATCAGGGCAAATCCTACCATTAGTAGACCGTTACGAAATCACCGGAAATGCAAATCGGGTAACGTGGGTTGAAGTTGATGAAACAACTGTTGCAACAACTGTTTTTGGGGGCGTTCAAGTTTATTGGGCCGCAGAGGCCGCAGATGTTACAGCAAGCAAACCTAAACTGTTAACCAAAGAATTAAAACTTGAAAAGTTAATGGGTATTGCCTATGCAACTTTTGAGCTTGAAGCTGATTCTAACTTTACCAACCAGCTATACACAAGAGCCTTTACTTTAGCGATTCAGCGTGAGCTAGAGAGTTGTATCGTTAGTGGGAACGGCGCAGGTAAACCGCTAGGGTTCTTAAACGGCGGAGCATTAATCGCAGTTGATAAAGAAGCTGAACAAACTGCTGACACCGTTGTTTACTACAATCTTGTTAAGATGTTTAATAGAGTAATTAACAAAGCTGCTAAAGGGCTAGTTTGGTTATGCCATCCCGACGTGCGAGCGCAGTTTGACTTTATGTCATTCCCGGTCGGTACTGGCGGTCTTCCACTCTTTTTGCCAGAATCCAGAATAGGGGATGTTGCTACTATGAAGAGCAAGCCTATTATTGAAACTGATCAATGTTCTGCTTTGGGCGACGAGGGCGACATTAGTTTAGTTGACTTAAACCAGTATATGTTGATTACAAAGGGCGGGGTAATCTCCGACACTTCAATCCATGTACAATTCTTGACTGCCGAAAATTGCTTCCGTTTCATTTTCAGAGCAAACGGTATGCCAAAAACAGACAAAACATTCTTGATGAAAAATACAACTGTTACTCGTTCTGCCTTTGTCACTTTGGCAGAGAGAACCTAGGAGGTATAAATAATGCAAAAATTTAATCATGTCGTTAAGGGATTAGACCCTGTTGCGGATGCTTTTTCAGGTACGGTTTATTCTGACATAATCAGCCTGGCAAAATGGAATCACATTCAGTTTATAATCTATAAAGGTGTCGGAACAACTGGCACCTCGCAAATCACAGTCGAGGCTTGCGACGACATTTCAGCCTCCACAACTGATGCCGTTCCGTTCATTTATCAAGCCTGTGTCGGAACAGATGTTTACGCAGAAGTCGTTAAAGCAACGATCACAGGGTTCTTGACCACAGCAGGATCAAGCCAACTTTACAAAATTGATGTAGATGCTGAAAAACTGAACGATTCAGGTTATCAGTTTGTTAGATTGGTCTGTGTTGAAAGTGAAGCAAGCGCAGTTCTTGGCGGAATTCTTGCGATTCTTACCGAGGGCAAATATCAGCGATCTATTCCGGATACTGTTTTAGAATAAATTAAAAGAACAGGGGGGAGTAATCCCTCCTGATTCACAAAGGAGGAAATATATTGAGTGGAGTAGCATTAATCGGTAGCCATTTTGTAGATGGCGAACTCGCATTTTACCAAAATGTAACTGGAACAGAAATAATGAGATTAAAGTCCGACGGAACAGTCGACTTTACAGCGGATATTATAGCAACTGCTGGCGGAAGTCAGACGTATTATGTTGACGGAAATGCAGGACTTGACACAAACGACGGTTTATCTTGGAGCAATCCATTTAAAACTTTGGCGGTTGCAATGGCGGCTTCTCATGCTAACATTGCCGCAAGTTCTAAGGGTTGGGCGGCAAGAAACCGCATATACTTTAAAGCAGACGGCAGTGTAGAGGACTTGACAAAGTTCGCACAGAAAACTGATGTAATCGGGGTTGGTTCTACAGACTGGAAATCTAAGTCTGCATTGTACGGTAATCACGTTGTGCCTAATACAATCGCCTATCAAGGCTGCAGATTCTTTAATATCCTGTTCAGAGGCGGAGCAGCTACAGGTGGAGATATAATCACAATGGCAAGTCAACACGGCATTGAGTTTCATGGTTGCGAGGCATTGGCAACTGCAAGCGGAACAGATGCAACAGCCTTTATTGTTTCAACTGCTTGTGTCGGCTTGAAGTTTGACAATTTCGTGTCAAAAGGCGAATTTGGAGATGCAGTAATCGAGATTGCCGCAGGACAAGCTGATGATCTCGTAATTGAGAATAGCCTGATTCAAGGTGGGGATATGGGGATTGATATTAGCGCATCTGCTACATTTGCCGCGGGTAAATATGGACTAATTAAAGATAACGTATTTAACACCACTCTTGCCAACATTAATGACGCAGAAGCTAAATGTTATGTAATCGGCAATAGAGGAATCACAGCCGCCGCTAAAGGTGTCGCGATGGCAGGCGCAGTTGTATGTAATATCCAACTAGCACAAGACAACCGATTTACGACAAGCGATGCGAATAATGTTGTGTATCCTGCCGAGGGAGCAATAGGCTAGAATAACAGTAAATAAGGGAGTGGTCTTATGAATTATGGATTGGCTCTAGCAACCGCTCCAAAAATAGAGCCATTGACACTAAACGAAGTTAAATCAGCCTTACGGCTTGATATAGGCGACCCAGAGACCGCCTTAGATACAGAGGCAACGATAGCACCCGATTCATACAGCGAAGGGGTTGTGAGTGGCAACAGTGTAGACACACTGGGCAAGGTTGCCACTATACAGCTCAATGTTGGGGATGTCGCGGCTAGCGCGACCCTAGACGTTGCTATTTATGAATCGAATGATGACATTACTTTTGTCGCTTATGAATCGTTTACCCAAGTAGACGCAAGTAACGATAACGGAACATTTGTAATCGCTTATGGTGGCGGCTGTCGATATGTCAATGTAGAGGCAACTGTTGTAGGTACAAGCGCGAATTTTGGGATTACGGTAATACTTGACGAAGGATACACAGCAGAAAATGATCTGATTACCTCATACATTGTAGCCGCACGCGAATATTGCGAGGACTTCCAGCACAGGGCGTATATCACGCAATCATGGAATATGTTTCTTAGCTACTGGCCAGAAAACATATTTGAAGT